CATAAGTATTATAAGGATTCAAAGAAACAGTATGTCTATTCACTCATTCTCTTTACACTCTATGTTGAGAATGTTTCTTTGTTTAGTCAGTTCTACACAATCAATTACTTTAATCGCTATCGCAATCTTCTAAAGGATACTGCACAGCAAGTAGCATATACCTCAAAGGAAGAATTGCTTCATGCCATGGTGGGAATGAAACTCGTTAATACGATCCGAGAAGAACATCCAGAACTATTTGATGATGAATTTGTAGACCGTATTCGTCATGAATGCGTAGAAGCATATAAAGCAGAATCAAAAATTATTGAATGGTCAGTTAACGGTTACCAATCAGAACATCTTTCAACTCCTATTCTACAAAACTTTATTAAGAATCGATTGAATGATTCTTTAACTCAAATAGGAATCGAACCTGTATTCTCTGATGTAGACCAAGAGCTATTAGATAAAACAGAATGGTTTGATGAAGATGTATTGGGTAATAATGCGACCGACTTCTTCTTTAAGCGCCCGACAGAATATTCAAAGAAAGACAAATCATACGACGAAGACGACCTATTTTAAAGAGATATATACATTATGGAAAAATACTATTGGTTAAATGAAGACTCACGAAAGTTCTTAGAACGAGGTTATCTGACAGGTGATCAGACGGCTAAAGAAAGAATTACAGAGATTGCAAAGGCTGCACAAAAAGAATTAAAGATAAAGGGTTTCGCTGAGAAATTCGAAGAATATATGTCCTATGGATGGTATTCATTATCTTCCCCTATCTGGGCAAACTATGGACTCAAAAGAGGTTTACCAATCTCATGTTTTGGTTCATATGTTGATGATACGATGGAGGCGATTCTAACAAAGCAGGCTGAAGTTGGTATGATGACTAAAATGGGTGGTGGTACATCTGGTTATTTCGGTGATCTTCGTTCAAGAGGTAAAGAAATTTCGTCTGGCGGTAAATCAAATGGTCCAGTCCATTTTATGGAACTATTTGAATCAGTAACTAATGTTGTATCTCAATCAAATGTTCGTAGAGGTTCATTCGCTGCTTATATGCCAATTGAGCATAAAGATATTCTTGAGTTTCTTCAAATCCGCGATGACGGCAATCCAATCCAACAACTATCAATCGGCGTAACAATTTCTGATAAATGGATGAAGTCCATGATTGACGGAGATAAAGCTAAGCGTAAGGTATGGGCTAAAGTAATTCAAAAGAGATTTGAATCTGGTTATCCTTATTTGTTCTTCTCTGATACAATGAATAAAAATGCTCCAGATGTGTATAAAGACAAGAAGATGAAGATTCATGCTTCTAATCTTTGTTCTGAGATTGCATTGCATTCAAGTAAAGAAGAATCGTTCGTTTGCAACCTATCTTCAATGAATCTACTTCATTACGATGATTGGAAAGGAACAGATGCTGTTGAAGTTCTTACATATTTCCTTGATGCTGTTATGTCTGAGTTTATTCGTAAGACTGAAGATATACCTTATATGGGAGCACCTCGCAACTTTGCACAACGGCAGCGTGCATTAGGTATCGGAGTTCTTGGATGGCATTCTTATCTGCAATCAAAAATGATCGCATTCGAAAGCCTTGAAGCTAAAGGTTTATGCTCTCAAATCTTTTCTTATATAAAAAGAGAATCTCATCAAGCTTCTGAAAGCTTGGCTGAAAAGTACGGAGAGCCAGAATTACTTAAAGGATATGGCCGACGTAATGTTACTACAATGGCAATTGCGCCTACGACATCAAGTTCATTTATTCTTGGTCAAGTATCACCAAGTGTTGAGCCCTTAAATTCAAATTACTTTGTAAAAGACTTAGCAAAGGGTAAATTCACATATAAGAATCCATACCTTGAGAGAGTCCTTGATAATCATGGTAAGAATAATCGTAATGTGTGGAAAACAATCCTTACATCGGGTGGATCAGTTCAGGGCTTAGACTTTTTGACCGATGAAGAAAAAGATGTGTTTAAAACCTTTGGCGAAATCTCACAAAAAGAGGTTGTTATTCAAACCGCAATTCGACAGAATTATATTGATCAAGCACAGAGTATTAATCTAATGATTCACCCTAAGACTCCGGCTAAAGAAGTAAATCAACTTCTAATCTTTGCTTGGGAACAAGGTGTAAAGACATTGTACTATCATCGTGGCACGAATCCTTCACAGGAACTATCACGTAACTTACTTAACTGCTCATCTTGCGAGGGATAAAATATGGCTATAGAAAAATTTAAATGCCCTGATTGCGGAACTGTTTACACTGTTGAATGGAATGAAGACGCTATGGTTGACTATATGGAGCCAACGTATTGCCCATTCTGTGGTGTAGAACTAGACAGATATCATGATGAAGATTACCAAGAAGAATGGGATGAATAAATAACTCTATGTGGAGTTATAAAGGTGAAGAGTTTACGACCGAAATGATCGGCGATAATATAGGATTTGTGTATATTGTTACCGATCCATCGGGTAAAAAATATATAGGTAAAAAGGGATTCTTCTCTAAAGTAACTAAGCCACCGTTGAAAGGAAAAAAACGTAAACGTAGATCATTGAAGGAGTCTGATTGGAAAACGTATTGCGGGTCAAGTGAAACTGTTAAGACTCTCGTAGAGGAGAATGGTTTAGATTACTTCAAACGTGAGATTTTACACTTATGCAAGACCAAAGGAGAATTAAACTATATAGAACTACGTGAGCAAGTTGTAAGAGATGTTCTGTTAAAACCGGATGAATATTACAATGCTTTCG